CGTTACGTAGTTCATTGATAGTTGTTGCGCCGACTGACATTTCTACTGGTGATGTTCCACCGATAGAAGGTACCATTTCTTGAAATAGTTTAAAATTGTCGGCTGCTCCTGCTTTATCTACGTTGATAGGTACTGTTCCAGGTCCTGCAGGAAATAATATTGCAGGATCTTGGAAGTTTACGCCTGTGATTGCGCCTAATGGAATAGTTGCTTCGGCTCCTTTTTGAGTCCAAGGAAGTGCGCTAGTGAAGTAATCGTGTTGCCATGCGCGTGTTCTGATAGTTCTTAAAGCTACTTGATTGGCGGCATTTGCGCCATCTATAAGCTCGTCTGGTACTTTAGTAATTAGGTTTTGGTCTCTATAATATTCATTATAGATTTTTTGATATGCGCAAAAAGGCATTGCGCTAATATTAATATTTTGTCCTGGTGATGCAGGAGTTGGTAATCCGAGATAATCTGAAAGAGTGCCTTCGGCTTGATCACCTATAAATGATAATGTAGGAAATACTGATGCATTATTTCCGTCTTCACCGCCTGTGATGAAGTCTTCCCAATTAGGCCAAAGAATACGATTTGGTACAAAGTAGAAGTGAGTATAAACGGTAATTTGGTGCATGACTGGTGATACTAATGGAGCTAGTCGCATCATTTGAGATGTAGTGAGATTTATTTTATCGCCTGGAACTGTTTCCATTGATAAAATGGGAGTTAGAACGCCCATATCCATAGAGAATTTGCGTTCATGTGAGAGGTCAAAAATATTGGTACCTACTTTTTTATTTTGAATTTTAGAGAAAATAGACATTATCTGTGTTTTAGATTGTTAAATTTTATTTTTGTTGCACCGCCTGCGAGTTGTGCCATTACGCGGAAATACCATTCGTCACCTTTTTGGATGCCGAGTTTATTTAGGTTTATTTCAAGTTCGCGTAATTTATTAAGTTTTTGTTGTCCTTTTAAGTTTGCTTCTGCTAATAGTGCTTCATAATGTACTTTCATTAGTTGGTCTTGCATAGATTGGTCGAATTTAGAATTTTCTAATTCCCTGCCGAAAGATTGTGCTTCTAGTAGTCTGACGTTTGCCTGTCTAGCTTGTAGATTTGTATTTGACATTGTTATGGCGTTTGCATTATTTGCGTTTTGTTCAAACTCTTTGCCATAAGTTAGTTGTGCTTGTGCTTTTTGATTTCGAGTCTGTGCTTCTTTTAGTAATGCTTCTTGTGTCATTACAGTATTTTGGACTTTTAGATTGTCATTTTCTAGATTTTGTTTTTTGAAGTTGGCAAATTGTCCAATTTGCTGTAACGGGTTGTCGAATTTATATTCTGCAGCTTTTGAAGGAGCAATGCTATCTGCATTGCCTGTAGCTGAACTTGGTGAAGTTCCATATATTAAGTTTGGGTTGAGTCCTGCGTTTTTTAGACGTTCCATTTGTGCGGAAGGATCATTGAATTTATTCTGCATGTTCCAGAATTCAATATTGTATTTATTGGCTCTTGCTTGTGATTTTCGGCTGCCCTGGTTGCTTAATAATGTGGAACCGAGAGAGCCGAGGGCGCCTATTGCGGCGCCTGCTATTGCTGGTAATGGCATTATAATTGATTTTGAAGGTGGCTGTTATCTAATACAGTGGATTTTTTCTTTGGTTGTTTTGATTCAAAGAGTTGAATTAGTTCTTTGATTCTGTCTGTGAATTGTTCGTGTGAGAGGATCCGATAAGCGTATAGTTCGAATGCTGTTTTTACTTCGATAGCGTGCATGATTGATGCAGCTTTGATTTGTTCTTCTGGTGTTACTTGTGGTGTTTTCATGTGTATTTGTTTTTAGTTTGTTAAATTTATGAAATTTATTTTTGATTTTGTAGTTTTTTATTGACTTTCTGGTTTTTGTGCTCTTTTGCCGAGTAATACTCTCACTGCGTTTGCGTTTTTATCGGAGTGTAAGAGACTGATAACCATGTTGGTGTCAATTAGCACTAATTAGACAAGTATAGTTAGTGCTTTTGCCGCCTTTGGCGGCATGTGTGAGATTGCGGCGATGCGCATTTATCTCACTCTCGGCTGCACAATCGCAAGCGATTGAGCCGAGTTTTCCCTTCGGGAAGGGGCAAAAAAGGTGAACTTCGTTTCCAATTTTCATTGGTTTTTTGGTTTTGGATTGATTTTACGGAATTCTTCAAATTCCTTTTGTTCAGCTGCATCGATTAAATCTTGCGCTGTTTTTGCGTCTTCGTCGCGTTTTTGGTCTTCTTTTATGACTTCAGTTATTTCGTCAATTTGATTTAGTAAGTTTTGTTTGTGTTGGATTGCTTCTGTAATGTCGTTGAAACGAGGAATTTCTGTTTCGAAATATTGACCCTCGTTATTTGATATGTCGGAATGTATTCCTCTGGAATGGTTTTGAAGTAGTTCTTTTACTGTAAGAGACATGTCTGGTACCGTTTGAGAGGGATATTCATTTATTTCACCAATATGAGGTTCATAGGTAGGGTTGAACTGTCTGTTAAAGGTTGAATGATTCTTTTTTGAATCATTTGTTTTTGATGCTGTTTTCTTTGTTGTTGTTTCCATTGTAATTTGATATTTGAGTTAGAATTAAATAGTTTTTCGAAATTATAGTCTCTGACGAGTTCTGCATGTTCGTTGATTATAGATTTCATTTCGTCGTCGAATATTTTATCGCGATAGTATCTAGGCATAGCTTGACATGTGCCGCCAGATAAAGTAACATGAGAAATGAGATTCTCTCTATGATATTTTTTTTTTTGGGGAGTTAAGTAATTTGCTCCCATACCTTTGGACATAAGAGAGAAATGTTTTTGTCTGTCGTCGTGGATTGAATGTATTGTAAAAGGTTTTTGTAAATAATTTGTTGTATAACGCATAGTTGAGGGATTGCATGGATCAATAGTAATTAAGCCATGTCCCCAGATATCTGTGAGAATTTGTGATTTTTGTAAGTATGATTGAGGTAAGTTAAACATTATTGCATGATAGTGAGGGCGGCTGAATTGGGTACCATATTCGCCTACAGCATAATATTTGAGTTTAGATTTTTTTAGGTTTTTGCGTAGTTTTTTTAGGAAGTTCTGGAAATCTGATTTTATTAGGTTTGGATAACCATTTTGACTTATAGGTGCGTGTTTGTATGTTAAAGTGATAAAGCATGATGATGTGGATTGTTTTTGTTCCTGTTCAAGTCTGAAAGCCCATGACGCGGAGCGTCGGGCTAGACATTTAATACATTTGCCACAAGGTACGACCTGTGCGGGTTTTCCCTCGTGTTTTATTGCAAATGGTCTCATACACATATTGAAAGTTGTTTAGAGTCTTATACCGCCTCTTGCCATACGGTAAGAGTTGTATTTTTTGTTTTTACGTTTTTGTGTTTTGCGGCTACTGCCGCGTCTTCGTGATGTTCTGCGTCTCATAAGTAGGAATTTTAGTTATAGATTAGGTGTTCCAAAGTAAGGCATTTTACGCCTTGCTTTGATTTTGTGATAGATATGTACATATAGTTTTTCCCCAGTTAATACTGCGAATATTCTATCTGTTGGGTTGGCTTCGATGAAAGATTGATTTAGAGCAGGTCTAGAAGAAAAGATTCTGCCCATATGCCAGAAATCGAGTGTGGTTTTAAAGGTACCATGTACTGATGAATTCATATATTTATATTCGGCATATCGTGGAGTATAGCCGAAAGTTGCATCGTTATTTGTTCCTGTATTACCGTAGTAAATTTCCCTGTTTTCGATAGGTTGTTCGCCAAGATGAGCGAAAGAAGGCCAGAAATAGTCGAATTTATCGAATTTTAATAAGTGTTTAGGGATTCCTTGCTGATAGGCTGTTTTAGGTAAAACGCTCATTATCCCAATTATATAGCCATGTTCTTCGCATGTATATGAGAAACCGTTGTTTTGTCCAACGGATATACCATGTCCAGATTGTGTGGCTAATGGAGTTGGTTCGGTTGCTGTTGATGATGTTTGTAGTACTTCAGATACTACTATAGGAGCAGATCCACCGCCTAGAAATTCTGGGCGTTGTAGTCTTGCGTCTGATGACCTGACGCCAAAGTGTGATAGGATACTCTCAATATATCGAGAGCCACCTCTGGCGTTTTTTTCAAGCCATTCCTGAAGTCTGAAT